CTATCGGTATGCAGGAAATAATTGAAGATGGACTGTATTCTTACATTGGAACAGGTAATTTGATTTATGAGAAAGATCCAACAGGAGCAGAATTTGTAGAAGTACCAATAACAACTATGGAATCAATAGTAAGAGACGATAAGGGCAGAATAAAGCACTATGTTCAAAAGGTTAATGATAAAGAGATATACTTAAAGCCAAAAGAGATAGTTCATTTCAAACTAACTAACGTTGCAAGAGAACCATTTGCTAGAGGACTATTCCATTCCATACTAACTGACTATACTGATCCAAGAACAGGCATTATTTATGATTCTCCACTTATTCAGATGAAAGAGGTAGAGGATAACATGGTTGAGATTATCAAAGGTCATGCAGATCCTACAGTAATGTTCTACTTTGAAGATGCAGGAGAACAGTTCATCAAGACTCAGGCAGATAACCTAAAGAAGATGAAGAAAGGATCAAAGATTGTAACAGATAAGAAATTTGAAACTAACATTGTAGAAGCATCAGGAAACTCCAAATTTGAAGGATGGATTGAACACCTACAAAGAGACTTGTTAGAACCAGGTAGCAAGTTCCCACTACAATTCTTTAACGCTGGATTTACTGCTAGAGCAGCATCAGAAAGCACAGATTCAGTTCTCATCAGAAAGGTAAAAAGAATCCAAGAGAGATTCGCTAACCAATTCAAAAGATTATGCCTAATGCCTTATCTAAAAAAGAGAGGTCTAAACATGGATGAACTCAGCGTATACTTTGAAACACCAATCAAGCAATCTGAAACCGTACAGGAAGTTATCACAGCATTTAGAGATAACATCATTAGACGTTCAGAGGCTAGAAAGTGGCTTATTGCAAATACAAATGTTATGATTGATCAAAGTGATATGGAAGATGAACCTCCAATCACAAGTGTTACCCCTACAGGACAGTTTAGGGATCAAAGAAGTGGACAGTTCGGTGGACCTGCTGACGGTAGTACGGATGATAATAAAATCTTTGATTCTGAAGAAGAAGCCTATAAAAGGGGTAAGAAAAAGAAATGACAAATCCAACTAACAGAGCGTTACAAAGACCTGTAAAAATAGTAGACAAGGGAAGTTACTCATCATTTAATTCAACATTTGGAGAAACAATTCAGAGTCCTAGATATTCAAGAATTATAGAGGAATTTCAATACAATATAAACACATTAACTCTTACAGAAACAGAGACAAACAATGGAACAGTAACACAAGGAGATTCTATGGCAATACTAACATCATCAACTACATCAAACGGTAGTGCAAGATTAGAAAGCAAAAGGAAACTAAGATATAGACCTGGACACGAAGGTTATGCCTTTTTCACAGCACTATGGGCTAATGGTGGAGTAGCAAACGCTACACAATACGCAGGATTATTTGATTCTACTGACGGATTCTTTATTGGTTACAATGGAACTAACTTTGTAGTAGGCAGGAGAAAGGACTCATCAGATACAACTGTAACTCAGGCTAACTTTAACGGAGATCATTCCTTTAACAGTATAGTTACTTCCAATCTGAATATCTTTATGATTACTTATGGATGGCTAGGAACTGCACCTGTAAACTTTTGGTGGATGAATGAAAGAGGGGAATGGATCCTAATTCACAGAATGGAACTTCCAAACACATTAACAGGACCTAGCGTTACAAACCCTGTTTTACCTATGGCATTTGATATAACAAAAACATCAGGCTCAGAATCAATAGTAATGAAAACAGCATCATGGCACGCAGGTATTGTAGAACCAGTAGAAGCAGAATCAGTTGGAGACAGATACTTTTCAGCAGATTCTTCAGGATCCACAATCTCAACAGAAACAGTATTGTTAAATGTTAGAAACCAAACTACATTTCAAAGTAAAACAAACAAAGTAGAGATTGATATAGAGTTCTTTGAGGCAACATCAGAAGGAACAAAACCTGCAATCATTGAGATTTACAAGAATCTAGCAATAGGAGGAACACCTGTTTGGGGAGATGTAGATGCAACCAATAGTGTAGTACAAACAGATACAGCAGGTACAGTAACACCTGATACAACCAAACGTCTATTTTCAATTCACTTGGCTAAATCAGATTCTCACTCTGTTCAAGGACTACCTAGTTTCTATCTTCTACCAGGAGAGACACTTACAGTAACAGGACAGTCAGCAACTAACACAGATTTAAACTTTTATATGCTTTGGCGTGAGGAGTTTTAAATACTTCTCTATATTGCTTTTGAAGAAAAATATACATGGCAAATAGAATAGCAGGCATAGCCTTAATGCCTAGAGAATCCAGAAATGGTATTTATTATGATGTAGAAGAATTAAAGAAATTTGACGGTAAAGTTGTTCCATTAAGAGTAGAGCATGGAGGACCAACTACCAATATAGGACAGGTTACATTCACATTTGATGAGGAAAAATCCCAAGTCAAATATGAGGCAACTGTCAATGATCCTAAATGGCAACAGATTTTAGATAACGAACAATATCAGGTATCAATCGGTGCATCAGTTCTTGAGCAAAGAGAACTATGTGATGAGATGAAAAAGAAATGTCTCAACAGTCCTGTATTGGGAGAAATTATGGAATTATCAGTAGTAAGAACTCCTGGAATCCCTGAAAGTACAATGACAGTAGTAGAACACAATGTAGATGATGTTATGATATTAAACGAAGAAGAACAAGCCTCATCATTTGGAGGATTCTTCGATACACAAAGACTAACACAAGAACTCAAACAAAGCCTTTATGCAAAGAGTCCAGATATGGCTCCAGAAGATTTAGACAGAAAGGCTATGGAACTAATGAACGCATTGGAGAAATCATTTATGTCATTGATTCAACCTCCACAAGTAGTTCAACCAGAACCACAAGTAGCTCAACAACCACAAAACACTTCCGATATACAAACACCACAAAATCAAGTTAATATGGCAGAAACCAAAGACAATAAAAATGTCGAGGAAAAAGTCAAAGTAACTATCGAAACTGATGGCGAAATCGAAGTAGGCAAAGCAGAACAAAAACAAGAGGAAGCACCTGTTGAAGCTCCTGCAAAGGAAACAACAGTAGAAGCTCCAAAAGTTTCTGAATCTGACAAAGTTGCTGAAAGAATTGAAGCATCTAACGAGAAAACATTGAAAGCAGTCATTGAGACTGTTCAATCTGCATGGCAACCAAAATCCGAAGTTGCAGAGTCAAAAGAAAAAGGATTCGTTGAAGAAGCCTTTACTGACGAAGAAGCAACACAATTCATGGATAAACTCTTTGAATCTGGATATGGTAAACTTACCATTGATAAAGACGGATGGATTGCTGCACACACAATTACCCAAGAACACAACGGAACCGTTCAAGAAGCAATTTCAACTTCTGGTACAATTCCAGTAACTCAGGGTAGATCAGATGTTAATGTTCAGTTAGGAGCTAAAACTGCAATCCCAGTTAGACAATATGGTCAATTCCAAAGTCTACCAAAGGGATCTAATACTGCTAGATTCTACAGAATCACAGTACCAGATGCAGGAGCAATTACCGAATCTCCAACTACCGATATTACTGCAAGCACTCACACGCTCACTTCAATCAGCATTACTTGTGCTGTTAGAGGTTGGAGACAAGTCGTTGAGAAAGCAGAGTTAGAGGACTTTCCAGCAGGATTCCTTAACGCTCTTAGAGAAACTGCAAGACTAGAGGCAATCAGAGACGAACACCGTCTTATTGTTCAAGACTTGGCAGGAACCGATCACGACTTTGGTGGCGTTACCACAGCACCTTACCACATTGGAGGTTCTGACGGTGCAGCAACCACAGATACAACCACAGAAGATGCAGATGGCGAATTTGACGAGGATGGACTTAGCTTCGCTAAGAGATACCTTGAAGAATTAGGTCAAGATACCTCTCCAGGTAGATTGGTCGCCTTTATTTCACCAAGAGCATTTGAGAGTTTAATGACAGCAACCACTCTTTCAGAGTATACAATGATTGGTAACGCTAACGTTACTAGACTTGGACAACTCGAAAGACTCTATGGTATTGACATCATTGTTACAAATGAGTTATTGGTCCAAAACAACGCTTACAGAAACCTAGTTTGTGTAAAGGGTAAAGCTTGGGCTTTAGCATCACAACGTAACATGGAAATTGAGTTCCAGAAACAAATCGCAGGACAATACTGGGATATTGTATGGACCCATAGAATCGGTGTAGACATTCTCGATCCAAACACCTATGTAATCGTATCTAGTGTTCAAGCCTAGATAAATTACCTTCTTTTTTTATTTTACTTCTATATTAGCATGGATTATACACTTTATTATGGTCGAACTTGACGAGATTACAGTAGAGAGATTATTCGCAAAAATAGACAAAATGGCAGATAATATCTCAGATTTATGTAACAGAATGACCGTTATGGAGATTGATCACAGGAATCATATTGAGGATATAAAATTAGAGCAGGAAAAGAAACTACGTTCTAGGGATTTACTAATAGTAGTAGTAGGTCTAAGTCTTGGATTTATCGAAGTGGTAAGGGCTTTAGGCGTGATTTAGAAGATAACTTTTATATATCAATCTTTTGAGGGTTTATCATGGTAGAATTAGGAAAACTACGATATTGGGGTCTAGGATTCTATGCAGGTCTTGTAGCACTATGGACAGGTTTAGATAAACTACCTCTTGATGAAAACACAGCAATAATCTTACTTGCTCCTATTGCATCAGTAATAGCCGCAGATTATTGGAAGCATAAGAACGACAATTAGGTCTTTTTATACCTAATCGTTTATTTTTTTTATGATAAGAGACTCTACCACAGCACTAATAATATTTACTATTCTTTTGGTTACATTGGTTGTATTTTTGGCAGAGGCTCATGCTGATACAGTCTATTATGAAAAGATAAA